AACTTGCTTAAGGCAAGATTTTTTAATTTACTATGGAGTTTTTATGAAAAAGCAATTAACCGCAAAACAAAAAATCGTTAACTATTTAAACAAACATTCGGATCGTGGCCTTACTGTTAGTCAAGCTCGTTCAATGTTTCGTATCCAAAACGTGTCTGCTCGCATCGATGAGTTACGTCAAGAAGGTCATGTGATTTATACAAACACAAAAACCCGTTCTGATGGTACTCGTTTCAATTTGTATCGTATGGGCAAACCAACTAAAGCTATGGTACGTGCCGCATTAGCCGCAGGTTTCAGCTTTAAACAACCACACAACGAAGTAGTTTAATCATCTAGTAAGAGGGTACACTTTGGTGTACCCTTTTCATCCTATTGGAGTTCACATGGAAATATCAATTAAAAAAGAAGAATTACAAAAGAAAAGTTTATTTGTGGCCACTCCAATGTATGGTGGCATGAATCACGGTTTATACATGAAAGCCTGCCTTGACCTACAAGGTCTTTGTATGCAGTATGGTGTTAATGTCAAATTCTCATTTTTATTCAATGAGTCCCTAATTACAAGAGCGAGAAATTATCTTGTTGATGAATATATTCATCGTTCTGATTGTAGTCATATGTTGTTTATTGATTCGGATATTCATTTTAATCCACAAGATGTGATTGCACTTTTGGCTATGGACAAAGATGTGTCTGGTGGTCCTTATCCCAAGAAAGCCATTAAATGGAAATCTGTAAAAACAGCAGTAACAAAACATCCAGATATTGATCCTGGTATGCTTGAAAAAGTTACTGGAGATTATGTGTTTAATCCAGTTAAAGGCACGGCACAGTTTTCTGTAACAGAACCTTTAGAGGTTATGGAAATTGGTACCGGCTTTATGATGATTAAACGTGAAGTATTTAAGAAAATGGAAAATGCTTATCCAATGATTCGTTATAAACCTGACCATGTAGGTCAAGCACACTTTGACGGATCACGTTATATTCACGCCTATTTTGATACAGTTATTGATACCGCTGATTCAATTACGGGCGGCGGTTCTGACCGTTATCTATCAGAAGATTATATGTTTTGCCAAATGTGGCGTAAAATTGGTGGAAAAATTCACCTGTGTCCTTGGATGAAAACATCACACATTGGCACTTATCATTTCCAAGGAGATATGCCAGCTGTGGCTAATTTCGTAGGAGAAATGTAATGGTTGGTATAGCTGAAACTGTTAAAGCTTCACAAACGGCCACTACAGGTGGTCGTAAGTTTGATGGGGGTAAATTACAGTATGGTTTAATTCCACCTAATGCACTCAAGGCAACAGTAGAGATTCTCACCTTTGGTGCAGAGAAGTATGAACCAGATAATTGGAAATGGGTTCCTGATTCAAAGCGTAGGTACTTTGATGCGGCACAACGGCATCTTTGGGCTTGGAAATCTGGTGAACAACATGACCAAGAAACTGGTAAGAATCACTTGGCACATGCGCTGTGCTGCTTGATGTTTTTGTATGAACATGATACAATAGATTTTTTAAATAATGGAGAAGTAAATGAAACTATCAAATGAAACACTTACCGTATTGAAGAACTTTTCTTCTATCAATCAAGGTATTCAATTCAAAAAAGGCACCAAACTTACCACAGTATCTTCTGGTAAAACTGTTTTGGCACAAGCCAATCTTAAAGATGAATTTCCAAAAGAATTCTGTATCTATGATTTAAATGAGTTCTTATCAATTCATAGCCTGTATAAAGATTCTGAAATCGATTTTACAGAATCAGATGTTATTTTTAAAGTAGGTAAACGTTCTGGTAATTATCGAATGACCGCTAAAGAAATGATTGTAACACCACCAGAAAAAGAGATCACTCTGCCTTCTATCGATTGTGAATTTACTTTAACGTCAGAAGATTTAGATTCTCTAATGAAATCGGCTGCCGTTGTTTCTTCACCACATATTGCTGTCAAATCTGATGGCGAAAAAATTGAAATCGTTACTTTTGATGCAAGTAACAATGCCGCACACACAAACACAATTGAAGTTGGTACTGGCAATGGTTCGAAATACAGCATTGTATTCAAAACAGAAAACATTAAATTAATTTCTGGTAGTTATGATGTGAAGATTTCATTCAAAGGAATTGGTCACTTTAAAAACACCAAAGAAGATATTCAGTATTGGATTGCCTTTGAAGCAAAAGAAACCAAGATTGGAGAATAGTAATGTTACACTTTACTGAATCAATTTCAAAATCAAGTATTGCAATTAATCCCAAACATGTTGTGGCAGTTTTTACGGCCACAGAAGGTGAACAAAAAGGCAAGACCGTTATTAGTATTGTGAATGGTAATATTGCCGTTGAAGAAAATTATCTTGAAACAGTAGGTCGTTTAAACGCTGTTGAGTAATATTGTGGTATATTATATTATGGGAGTTTTGAATGGAACATTTATTATGGGTCGAGAAGTATCGGCCAAAAACAATTGAAGATTGTATTCTTCCCGATGCGCTCAAGGAAACTTTTCAGGAGTTCGTTAAGAGAAAAGAAATACCAAATCTTCTTTTATCTGGTACGGCAGGTGTTGGAAAAACAACAGTTGCTAAAGCATTATGCAATGAAGTTGGTTGCGATTACATTGTCATCAATGGCTCTGATGAGTCTGGCATTGATGTCCTACGTAACAAAATTAAAAACTACGCTTCATCAGTTTCTTTGGCAGGTGGGAGAAAAGTTGTCATCATTGATGAGGCTGATTATCTCAATCCTAATTCGACTCAACCGGCTCTACGGGGAGCCATTGAAGAATTTGCCTCGAACTGTTCCTTCATTTTCACCTGCAATTTCAAAAACAGAATCATCGATCCGATCCACTCTCGGTGTTCTGTCATCGATTTTAAAATCAACGGTTCTAAACCAAAATTGGCGTCACAGTTCTTTAAAAGAGTTGAAAATATTCTTGAGCAAGAAGGTGTCAAATATTCAAAAGATGTCGTGGCGGCAGTCATTACAAAACATTTCCCAGACCATCGTAGAATTCTTAACGAATTGCAACGATATTCGGTATCTGGCACCATTGATGCTGGCATCCTTTCTAATATTAGTGATATACAATTTGAATCGTTAATCACATCTTTAAAAGATAAAGATTTTGCATCTACTCGCAAATGGGTCACTGCCAATCTGGATAATGATCCAACAAAAATTTATCGTAAGATTTATGATTCATTATATGACGTTCTTACACCTAGTTCGGTTCCGCAACTAGTTCTCATACTGGCCAAGTATCAGTATCAATCTGCCTTTGTGGCCGACCACGAAATCAATATGATTGCTTGTTTGACCGAAATCATGGTAGATTGTGAGTTCAAATGAAAATAGGATTTAATTGTTCTTGTTTTGATTTGTTTCATGCTGGTCATGTTACCATGTTAAAAATGGAAAAAGAAATGTGTGATTATTTAAAGGTCGCACTTCAAGTTGATCCAACCATTGACAGACCAGGTCTAAAAAATAAACCAGTACAGTCCATCTATGAAAGATATGCGCAAGTACAAGCTTGTAAATATGTTGATGAGATTTTATTGTATGATACTGAAGCTGAGTTACTAAATTTAATTATGACTCAGACTATGCACATTCGTTTTTTAAGTGAAGAATATTTAAATAGGGATTTCACGGGCAAACAATACTGCATGACTAATGGCATAGAACTATTCTATCACAAGCGTCAACACACATACAGCACTACTGATTTAAGAAATAGGGTGTACCAATTAGAAAAAAGAAAATTGGAAGAAAAAGGAGTTATTGATATTCCACAATATTCTACTGAACTCTTAGAAAAATATAAAAATGACTAATCACACAAACATATTGGCTTTAGGCCGTGAAGGTGAACTTGTCGTAATTGATATGTTAAAATCTTTAGGTCTTGATTTACAAATTCGTGATATGTATTTGGAAAACAAATATGATTCTGAAAAAGATATTTTAGTTGATGGTAAATATAGAGTAGAGGTAAAAACTCAAGCACCTTTTGTTAAGATGAATGCGTTTACTTTTTTACCAAATCAAATTAAAAAATGTACCTCCGCTCATGTTTTGTATTTTGTTTCTGTACCACACACAACATGGCCACATTTTTCTGACGGATGGATTTATAGAGCTGTGCCAAGTGAAATGAATTATTACCCATGGAAAGATCGTTGGGGTAAAGAACGAATTATTATTCCTATTAAACAAAGTGCTTTGGTGCCAGTACACAAAATGACTGATGAAAAAGCAAAAGAGTTACAACAATTTCTTTCGACAATGTATTGATATGCCAGATTTATTTAAAGAGATATTACCATCAATTCTGCAAACTAAGAAATCTGTATTCCGTGATGAGATAGATTTTAAAGAATACAAGCCGTTTATTATCAATCGTGCCTTGTCATATCATATGGACTGTGTTCTATATGTCAACGAGATGAATCTACGTCCAGAGATTGATGTAGACATGCAATATTCATATCTTCTAAATACCATAAGACCAATGAAGCGGAAATTTCAACCGTGGCAGAAATCAGAGGTCGACAAAGATATAGAATGTGTCAAACAGTATTTTGGATACTCTAATGAGAAAGCCAAAGAAGCCTTGCGTATTCTAAATGATGAACAAATCGCTGAAATAAAAGCTAAAACAAATAAAGGCGGAATGAACAAGTCATGATTTCAATTATAGATTTAGTTGAAGTGACACTCGGTGAAAAAGATGATTTCTTAAAAGTACGTGAAACTCTAACACGCATCGGTGTGGCTTCCAAAAAAGATAGAATATTATACCAATCTTGCCATATTTTACACAAACAAGGCAAGTATTATATCGTCCATTTTAAAGAACTTTTTGCATTAGATGGTAAACCTACAGACCTATCAGAAAATGATTTATCTCGTAGGAACGCTATAGCGCAACTCCTAGAAGATTGGGGATTAGTAAAGATCGTGAATAGAAAGCAAGCGGAGAACCCTCCACCCATCTTCCTATCACAAATTAAGATACTTTCCCATAAAGAAAAGGATGATTGGGACTTGGTACCCAAGTATAATATTGGTAAGAAACCAGGGGCCTATTGACAAAATAGTCCTTTTGTGTTATAAATATGGATGTAGGTGCCTTAGGGGCCTATAATTTTGATTAACTCGCTTAACTAAGGAGCATATAAACATGACTACAAGTCTATTACCAAGTCTATTTGACTTTCACAAAACGTTGGATCCATTCACAGTTGGTTACGATAAATTCTTCAAAGACATTGAAGAAGTTACCAAAAATGTAACTAAGAATGTACCATCGTATCCCCCATACAATATCAAACAAATAAGCAAAAACAAGTATGTCATTGAAGTGGCAGTTGCTGGTTTTGCCAAGTCTGATATTGAAGTAACTCTTGAAGGTAATAAATTGGTCATCAAAGGCTCTGCAAAAGAAGATGAACTTAAAGAAGAAGAAAATTTCCTCTTTAAAGGAATCG